CAAACGGCTGGACTACAAACCCGGCGTGTGCCCTGCTGGCGTGGTGCTGCTGACCGCTGGCGTTGACGTGCAGGACAACCGACTAGCGGTGAGTGTGTGGGGATGGGGTGAAGGCGAGACGGGCTGGCTGGTATGGCATCAGGAGCTGATGGGTGACCCGACATTGACGGAGGTCTGGGGCCAGCTGGATCAGGTGCTGGCGACGGAGTGGAGCACGGAATGCGGCAAGCACTTGAAGCTGGCGCAGGTGGCGGTTGACTCTGGCGGCCACTGCACCCATGAGGTTTACCGGTACGTGCGTGATCGAGGAGCGCAGGGCGTGGTGGCGATCAAGGGCAGCAGCAGGCGCAACAGCCCGGCGGTTGGCAAGGGGAATAAGGTCGACGTGAACTGGCGCGGCAAGGTGATCAAGCGCGGCGTCACGCTGTATTCATTGGGCACCGACACGATCAAGACGACGTTGTTCGGTCGTTTGCGCCATAACGAGACCACCGGCGGCTTGAATTTCGGGCTTGCTGCAGACGATGAGTATTTCCGGCAGCTGACCAGCGAACGGCAGGCGCTGCGATATCACCGGGGCTTTCCGATCAGGGAGTGGGTAAAGAAAGCGGGTGATCGAAATGAAGCGTTGGATTGTGCGGTGTATGGCTATGCGGCGATGTTGATCTATGGGCGTCGACTCAACAAAGCCACCATGTGGAGCCAACTTGCAGAGCAGCTTGAGAACGGCAAGCCCGCAGCACGAACCCGCCGCAGCACGACAGAAACCTCGCCAGCTGGCTACGTCAAGAACTGGTAGATCTCAGAGCAGCCTCGATCATGAATGCCGCGAGGTTTGAAACAGTGCGGTTTTCAAGCCATGCGCGCTGCTTCAGCTGCAGCGCAACCCATGGTGGGAGAACGACCTGAACCCTTGTGCCTTGTGCCATGCCTCGATGGTAGTATGATCTGACAGTAGGCGATGGCCAAGTGGCACAGAGGGCTTCGGCTCTCTCTGCCATCCTCACAAGGATGGTTGCGGCGTTACTTGGCGTGGTCGATTAGGGCTAGGCTAGGCGTGGCAGGGTGTGGCTAGGCATGGACCCATCCCTTGGGTAGACTCAACACGAAGGTGTTAGTCGAGCCGTGAACATTCCAAGTTCTATCCGAGCTGGTGACACGGTGCGTTGGCGTGATGTTGCTGGTATTGACAACCTAGGAAACATTGTCGGCAGCGCCGACTATGAACTGACGTACTGGCTGAGATATAACGCGGCTAGCGAGGGCGCATCAGTTGTCGGCACTGCCTATGGCACCGGATGGGAGTTCACCATCGCGGCCAACGTGAGCAGTGGTTTTGACGCTGGCACGTGGTACTGGCAGGCGATTGCCAGCAAGGCCGGATCCGTCATCACGCTTGGCGCTGGTCAGCTGATCGTGCAATCGGTGCTGTCCTATGCGGGCACACCAGGTGCATTTGACGGGCGCACGCAAGCGCAGATTGATCTTGATGCAGTACAGGCCGCAATCCGCGCGATTGTTAGCGCCGGCGCTAAGCAGTACAGCATCGGCAGCCGTAGCTTCACCAAGCTGGATTTAGGTGAGCTGATGGAGCGTGAAAGTAGGCTGAAGGCTGAGGTGAAGCGTGAACAGATGGCAAGCCTGATCGCTAACGGTCAAGGTAACCCACACAATCTGTTCGTGAGGTTCTGATGGGATTGCGCACGCGGCTGTTCAAGGCAATGGGGTTTGAGCCGACACGGCCACGTGCGCGGGCGTATCAGGGTGCACGTGTTAGCAGGTTGACGGCTGACTGGGTCACCAGCGGCACCAGTGCTGACAGCGAGATCAAGTCAAGCTTCAAGGCATTGCGCAATCGTGCGCGGCAGCTGTGCCGTGACAACGACTATGCGCGGCAGGCGCTCCGCAGCATTCAGAACAATGTGATTGGGCACGGCATCAAGCACCAGTCACAGGTGCGGATGCTGCGTGGCGGCCGGCTTGATGAGGCCATCAACGGCCAGATCCATGAGGCATGGGAGCGGTGGATGCACAAGAGCCGCTGTGATGTGAGCGGCCTGCTGGGCTTCCACGATATGGAGCGCCTGCTATGCCGCAGCTTGGCGGAGAGCGGTGAGGTGTTCGTGCGGATGATCCGGCAGCCATTCGGTGGGTCGCGCGTGCCGTTCGCGTTGCAGGTGCTCGAGGCTGATTACCTCATCGACGATGACATCCCGCAGGCCGCGGCCGGTAACACGGTGCGGATGGGCATCGAGGTGGATGGCTACCTGCGGCCGCAGGCTTATCACTTCTACGCAAACCATCCGGGCGACACATATGCGGGCAACCCGCGCACCAACGGGCGGCGTGTGCGCGTGCCTGCTGATGAGGTGATCCATCTTTTTCTCCCTGAGCGCCCCCAGCAGACACGAGGAGTCACGTGGTTCGCCTCGGCGCTGATGCGGCTGCACATGCTGCAGGGCTACGAGGAGGCCGAGGTGGTGCGGGCGCGGGCCTCGAGCGCACTGATGGGCTTCATCAGCAGCCCTGAAGGTGAGCTGATCGGTGATGAGATTTACGAAGGCGACCGGGTGAGTGAGTTCACGCCCGGTGTGTTCAAATATCTGGCGCCGGGCGAAAGCGTGACGGTGCCGGATCTGAACGCACCGGATGGCCAGTTGGAGCCGTTCACGCGTTCGATGCTGCGTGCTGTTGCTGCTGGTGTTGGTGTCAGCTTCGAGAGCATCAGCAAGAACTTCTCAGAGAGCAACTACAGCAGCAGCCGGCTGAGCCTGCTGGAGGAGCGCGACACGTACAAGGTGCTGCAGCGGTTCTTCATTGAGAACTTCCATCAGACCGTTTACGAGAACTGGCTCGAGATGGCGGTGTTGAGCGGTGAGCTCAAGCTGCCGGCGTATGAGACCAACCCAGATCGTTACCGCGCTAGCCGCTGGATTCCGCGCAGCTGGGAATGGGTGGATCCCCAGAAGGAAGTGAACGCCTACAAAGATGCGGTGCGCTGCGGTTTTAAGACGCTGGGCCAGGTGATCAGCGAGCAGGGTGGTGATCTGGATGATGTGCTGGTGGCGCGTCAGGCTGAACTGGCGATGCTGGATGAAATGGACATCGTGCTCGATACTGATCCGAGCGAAGTGAACGCTGGCGGTGGCTCACAGCCCGCTGTGACGATGGGCGGCCAGCCGGCATTTGAAGATACGGATCCGCCAATGGGAGAAGAAGAGTACGAAGAGGAATCAGTCCTAGAAGATCCCACTGAGGGGACTGAAGACTGATGGCAAACATCGCCGGCACTGAGATCAACCTGATGCCGACTGAAGGCATGAGGGAAGAAGCGCAGCGCTATCGAGATTGGAAGGCCGATGGTGAAGCGGGTGGCACTGAGGTCGCAGCGCGGCGTGCTGGTCAAATCCTGAGCGGTGATGAGCTGTCACCTGACACCGTGATCACGATGGCGGCATGGTTCGCCCGCCATGAGGTAGACAAGCAAGGTCAAGGATTCAGCCCTGGGGAGGATGGCTATCCATCAGCAGGCCGCGTGGCATGGGCGGCATGGGGCGGTGATCCCGGCCAGACTTGGGCGAATGAGAAGGCGGATAGAATCAAGGCATTGCAGGATAGACAAATGGAAGAGGCGCGTCCTTATCCAAACGAACATGCTGCGCGAATGACTGATCCCGATCAGTACGATGAACTGCGCCGTGAGAATGATGCCGGCGGTGATGGCATTGATTTCATATATGGCATCAAAGAAGGCGAGAGCGAGATCCAGGCCGTGCGGTTCGATGCACAGCAGTTCACGCCAGCAGAAGCGCGCGCATGGTTGAGCGATCACGACATGGATCCGATCATGTTTGAGGAAGCAACAGGCGAGGAGCGCGTCCTGCGTGCTGAACCTGATGAGCTTTCCGAAGGTGATTTCGTGCAGTGGGATTCGAGCGGCGGCACTGCTCGCGGACGTATTGAGCACGTAATGCGCGAGGGCACGCTGGGCGTTCCCGGTACTGAGTTCAGCATTGATGCAAGCGCTGAGGATCCTGCTGCATTGATTCGGATCTATCGCGAGGGTGAGGATGGATGGGAGGCCACCGAGACATTGGTGGGTCATAAGTTCTCAACGCTGCGCAAGATCGCTGAGTTGCGTGCAATGCCTGGCATCGGCCGCCATCAACGCGCTGAAATCACAACCTTTGATGAGGTTGAGGATCGTACTTATGAGTTCCCATTCAGTTCCGAGTATCCCGTTGCCCGATACTTCGGCAATGAGATTCTGAGCCACGATCTCAAGGCAGCAGACCTGAGCCGTCTGAATGATGGCGCACCGTTGCTGTTCAATCACAACCCTGACAAGGTTATCGGCGTTGTGGAGCGTGCATATATCGATGGCAAGAAACGACGTGGTTATGCGCGTGTGCGGTTCAGCCGCAACCCATTCGCTCAGGAAGTCCTGAGTGATGTGAAGGATGGCGTTCTCCGAAATGTCTCCTTTGGCTACTCCATCGACAAAATGGAAGAGCGCGGCAGTGGTGACTTTGTTGCTACTGCCTGGTCTCCTTATGAAGTTTCCGTTGTATCCGTGCCGGCTGATCCCGGCGTCGGGATCGGCAGATCTTTGGAGGCCGAACAGGCTGCCTCGGCAGCACCTACACCTGATCCCATTCCTGCAATGGAAACCACCACCCCTGATCTGGCAGTGGTGCGGGCCGAAGCCGCTGAGGCTGAGCGCTCCCGCATCGCTGGCATCTCTGCACTGTGCGACAAGCACAACATGGCCGACCTCGGCCGCCAGCTGATCGAGTCTGGTCGTTCTATCGACGATGCTCGCGCTGCTGTGCTCGATAACCTCGACATCAAACAGGAGCCTGTAAACATGAGCGCCGCTGAAATCGGCCTGACCGCGCAGGAGAGCCGCAGCTTCTCCTTCATGCGTGCCATCAACTATCTGGCAAACCCGACCGATCGCTCGGCCCGTGAGGCTGCTGCGTTCGAGATCGAAGCATCTGAAGCTGCTGCTGCAAAGCTCGGCCGTCAGTCCCGTGGCATCACCATCCCTCAGGATGTGCTGCGCCGTGATCTGAACGTTGGTGCTGCAACCGCTGGCGGCAACCTCGTTGCTACCGAGCTGGACGCCGGCAGCTTCATCGATCTACTGCGCAACGCCTCGGCTCTGGACCAGGCTGGCGCCACCGTGCTGACCGGCCTCACCGGTAACGTGGCCATCCCCCGCCAGTCCGGCGCTGGTACCGCCTACTGGGTCGCTGAATCCGGTGCTCCTACCGAGTCGCAGCAGACCGTGGATCAGGTGAGCCTGACTCCTAAGACCGTGGCTGCCTTCACCGACTACAGCCGCCGTCTGATGATCCAGTCCTCCATTGACGTGGAGAACATGGTGCGCAGCGACCTCGCCCGCGTGCTGGCACTGAAGATCGATCTGGCTGGTCTGTACGGCACCGGTTCCAACGGTGAACCCCTGGGCCTGAAGCTGACCACCGGCATCGGCACTGAAGACTTCGCCGCTGACACCCCTACCTTCGCTGAGGTGGTGGCACTGGAGAGCGACGTGGCAACCGCTA